AAAGCGAGAGGCATAAATCTTTATTATTATATATTTTAAATAAATATTCAGTACCCCTCAAATAGTTGCCATCTTTAACTAGATGATCCAATTTTAATCCAGAGTATAGGGTAGCTATTCCATAATCTCTGGACAATTTAGAACCAGTAAACTTGGCCAGTTTTTTAATATTTTGATATCTTAGTTTACTAGTTAAATATTTTCCTTTAGACATTTTGTAATCTATAGGAAGGATATTGCTTATTAAATCTTTTTTCTTTTTGAGTTATAAAATCAAGAAGAAAGTTTATTATTCTTTTAGCGACAATAAGCATTGCCTGAAACGTTAAGATACCTAAAAATTTTGAAACAGAAACCATAAAAATAAAACGAAATACTTCAATTTTAATACTATTCTATTTTACTCTCATCAATGCGAAGTATGTAGCCATCATGAGAGTCCGGACTAAGAATTGGCTCTATAGTAAATGTTGCGCCGCAACTATGAGAAATTCCATGAATAAAATTTAATTCATGAATGTCATTCCATACTAGTGATAATGACCACTCCAATGGTGTACCACAAAGGTGACATGACGTCATTAAAGCTGATTCTATTGAATCAAATTCCATACCGTCTTCAGCTTCTATACAATTATTTAATAGCATATTTAATCCTGAAGGTCTTTTAAATAAGGTTTATAAATAACCTTAAGAAAACCTGCAAATCGTTTATCAAAAGTATTTTTAATAATAAATGTTTTATCATTATCTTCCGGAACGAAAGATTCTGAAATATGAGATGATAATTCAATATCTTTAAAATTTTTATCAGTTGTAATATTTATTATTATACCACCATTATTTACAATGGCGTCATATTCATTTTTAAATCTAACATCTGGAACAATAATTATATCAGATTTAGATTTATTAACCTTCATCATAAAGATATCAACCCATAAGGAATCAGAAACAGAGTTTCTTCCCCATTCTGTCCCAAGAGTTTGCATAAGCTTTCTTAAGGAAACTCCTAATTCTGGAATAACATCTTCTTTTGTCCAAGATTTATAAATATAGTCAACATCCACTATTGCTTTAAGCATATCTCTTACGGCATCACCAAAGGATATAATTTCAGCATTTGGATATTCAGATTTAATTATATCTGCGGCATAGTTTTTACCACTATGGGCTTTGCCACAAAAGCCGATTATTTTCTTCATATTTTGTTTCCATTAACTGCAACTATATTTACAAAACCCCATGTATCATCTACATCGATTGTTATATCTATAGTTCCTACAGAAGAAGCAATAGCTTCTTGCTGCTCATCATTAAAATTTAAAGAAAAGTGAGAGAGTTTTTCTCTCCCACTTTCATTGAGCGAATATTTCAGATCAATTAACATATTTATTTTTACAAGATAAGATAATCTAAAGCCTTATTAATGCCAAGCATAATGAAATCTCTGGCAGTCTCAGACTGAGGTTCAATAGGAGCGGGCTCAACATAAGTATTTTCTGGTGGAATGCGTCCATATTTTTCCATAAACCTTTCATTTCTCCAAACTCTATTATTAACTTCGGCAAGACTTTGCCCAATAGAGGCATTAACAATATCTTTTATGCTTATAATCATAAGCTACAACTCTCACAATGTTCTTCTTCTTGAGAAGCGACAGGTTCAACTACCTCTGCCTTTGTTTGAGAATCGCCATTATACAATGACACATCCATTGTATCTTGGTTATTATTATAATAAAGTGTCTTTAGACCATAAGCATAGGCAAGGTATAGTTCATTAATAATAGATGTAACTGGAACCTTGTCATTTGAAAAATTCTTTCTATTAGTATAAGTATTAGCAGATATGGCTTGGTCGGTATATTTTTGCAAAACAGCAACTGTTTTTATATAACCTTCATTATTTTTCCAATCCCATACTATATCATACTTATCTTTTAATCTTATTAATTCAGGAACTGTAAATTTAGCAACAGTTTCTTTGCCGCCTTTACTTTGAATTAAAGCTCTAACGGGTTCAATACCGTTTGTTGTACCTGATCCAGAAATTTTAGCAGAAGTTTCAGCAGGGAATAATGCTATCATAGATGCATTTCTTACACCATATTTTTTAACTTCATTTCTTATTTCATCCCAATCATAATATTCTTTATGAGGGATTATATCTTCTAGCGCGGGTTTACGGATATCTAAAGGCAATATACCTTCTGCCCATTTTGTATCCATCCATCCTTTACATGGACCACGTTTTTTAGCTAATTCAATAGAGGCTTTAATAACTGCATGAGAATATGTTTGCATCCAATAATCAGTTAATTCAAAATTATTATTATAGTTTAGATTATTTTTAGCAAGCCAATATGCGAACCCAGTTATACCAAGACCAATAGGTCTAAATAAATTATTATGTCGCTTAGCAGCACCAAACGGATGTTCTTGATAACTTAATATATTATCAATGGCATTCATCATTACATCTGCAATATCATAAAAATCATCAGGACTATTAACTGCGCCCCAATTAATACCACCAAGATTACATAATGCTATAAGCCCATCAATATCGTATTTCTCTGTAGTGCTATCATATTTAAATTCTAAATCGGCAGTAGGTAATGCAATTTCCATACACAAATTACTAGAGAATATAGGATACTTATCTTCATTATAAGTAGACTTCTCATTAAGAGTATCAGCAAATCCTATATAAACTCTTCCAGTACCAATACGCTCAGCAACAAGAAGTTCAATATATCTAGATGACGGAACAGCAATTTTATTTATTTTAGGATCAGCTACACAACGATTATATTCTTTAGCAAATTCAGATAGCCTAGAAGAATAAAAAAGTTTCCAAAGCTTAGGGACTTCTGGCGGATCAAATAAATAAATATCTTCATTATTGCGAATTTTATGAAGAATAAATCCATTAATCCAAATAGCATGATCACTATGCTTCATAGAGTCAGCATCAGGTCTAGCACTATTTTTATAACTTACAGTATCAAGAAAATCTTTATGTAATCCATGCCAGTGGAAAGTTATGCTACCTTTACGAACACCACCTTGAGAACAAGACAAAGCAGCACGTTCTATTGATTGAGCATGATACAATGCTCCAGTATTGATAGCAGCACCATTTCTTATTGGAGATAATTTACCTCTAAGATCACCGGTGTGGATACCTAATCCAGCTCCAAGAGTAGCATATCTACGTGCAGCCATATCGACCGCAGAGATCGAATCAATTGAATCCCCTGTCTTGATAACAACACAGCTACTAAATGCTCTTGTAGGCGTTCTGAGCCTAGCTAAATGAGGCGTAGGAATATTCCACACACCTTCGGATAAATATTTATATGCCTTTACGACATATTGAAGTCTTTCCTCTTTAGAGTATAATTTATTCTCATTAAGGAAATACATCATTGCAACACACATATATGATATTTGAGGAGTTTCAAAATAAGTACCTGCTGCACGATTCTGAACAAGATATTTCTTTTCCCATTCAAGTGCACCAGAGATACTAAAATTAAAATCTCTATCATGATCGATAAGTGTATCTAAATACTCAATTTCTTCTTCAGTATAATTAGCCAAAAGGTCTTCAGTATACATACCAAGATATGTATTTTCTTTTATTATAGAAAGAAGACTATCAGGTGTAAAATCACCATAGGCTTTTTTACGAAGATCAGACATTAAAATCCTTCCTGCAACTATAGCATAGTCAGGATTATTTTCAGAAATTAGAGACTCGGCTGAGTCTCTTAATGCCTTATTAATATTATCAGTAGTAATACCATCGTAAATAAGAAGATCAGAATTCATTGCAATATCAGACATTGATGCATCTAACCCATCGCAAACAAATTCTAAAAATTTATTTATTTTTTCAGGATTATATTCTACTTTTAAACCATTACGTTTTACTACAATCATAGTGTTTTATTTGCAATTTTCTCTTGGATCATTTTATTATCACCAAGATACACTAATTCTTTCTCTTCAGTATATTTAAATATCTGCGGAACAGTTTTAGGACGAGGAAGGCCCAAACTATCAAATATACTTAACAATTCATCTTTAAGTTCAGGATGTTCGTCAACATATAAGACTTCAACAACTTCTTCAAAATCATCAAGATAGGACTTTAAAGAATGTAAAGCCTCTTTGCAATGAGGACAATTATTTTTTGAATAAATTTTAATTTTCATTAAATAACCCTTTAATCTCTTTGGTGGATACACCAGGAGTGTCATGTTCTATATCATCAGGCAAACCAAGATTAATCATAGTTAATCCTTCACGATAATCACCAGATCCATAGTCAACAATACCTTTTTCATATGTGGTAATTTCTACTTCTTGAGGAGCTGGTTGATCACCCATATCATTACCAAGCCACTTATTAATCCATACAATAGGGTTTTCATGTACAGACTCAAATCCAGCAACTTCTTCTAGAGTGCCAATTTCAAAATATTCTAATCTTGTAGTGGCAAGATAACAAAGATATTTAAACAATATCTTTTCATTCAATCCGAATATTTCACCTTCTTTAAATAGGTATTTTGCCCATTCTGCTTCTTCAAGAATAACAGTGCGCCACATTTCTTTAACGGCTTTTATTACTTCAGGATCTTTAGCAATAAGAGCAATATCAGGATCGTCATTTTTTACTATTTTTATAAGATTATTAGTTATAGCAACATGCACTTTCTCATCGCGGGCGATAAGAGTTATAATCCGGGCAAGACCTGGAAGTACGCCATTTTTACCAAATGCAAAACTGCAAGCAAATGAAATATGAAATCTTAATGCCTCTAATGAATTAGCAGCATGTAGTGCCAAATAAATAGCTTTACAAGCTTCATATCTAGAAACTTTATTCTCATAAAATAATTGAACTTTTTCTATAGCGTCATCATAATATTTAGCAATAGAATCAGAGCATGTAACAATCTCTTTAATATCCAATACTGTATCTAAAACCTCTTTAGGTTGAGAGAAACTTGATTGGATAATATGAGTATACGATTTACTATGTAAAGTCTCATATGCACTCCACCATTTAACACATGCTTCTAGCGTAGGATCGCTAGTAGCTATGCCAAATACTAAATCAGGAGCACGTCCCATAATACTATCTAGCATTATTTGACGTTTAATATTAGATATAACTATATGTTCTTGGGCCTTAGTTAGACTACTGAAATTGGATCTATCTTTTGACATGTCAATCTCTTCAGGACGCCAAAAGAATCCAAGTTGTTGATCTAACAACTTAAGAATAACGGGATATTTAGGATCATCAAAACGCTGAATAGATAAACCACTTTGTTTATTTAAAAATAGTGTATCAGATACAGCATCTCTATTAAAAACTTTTGAAGACATTATTAAACCTTTTTATTATTGTTATTATTCTTTAGGCATATGCCTAATAAAATGGATCGTATATATCAGTATAAAAATATTAATATAATAGACCCAACTCAGCCTGGAGCTGCTGGTGATACATGCAGATCTGGCTGAGTCCCTGTACAATCCCAAAGCGATTGTACAGGAAACATAAAATATAAATCCCTAAGGATTTAAGCAGGCTACTTATTTCGCCTGCTATTTTTATATTCGAGATAACGTTTATGTCTTATCTCTTTAGCTTTTTCGTTTATAGGATTAGTATGATTATCATCCAATACGAAATAATCATACTCTACTCCTGGATCTGGTATAGAATCTATCAAAGACTTTAATTCTTCTTTAGTTTTAGGACAGTCCCACTGATTTATCCTTAATAACCTGATACCCATTCCAGCAGCTATAGAATCCTTTTTGGAATCCTTTAGTTGTTGAAATAAAAATCCGTTTTCATCGCCATGAAAATGCTTTACAAATTGAGTATGCTGTTTTCCGTCAAGCTCCACAACTACACCTATTTGTTTTACAAAGCAATCAAAACGCATTCCGTTTGGAAGAGTAGCCTCATAAATCACATCATAATATGGATACAGTTCTTTAAGAAATCTATAGATGATTCGTTGCTCTTCAGAGCCGCGATTATCAGCACTCATGATTTAAGCTTGCCGGTAAAATTATAATTCATACCATCAATTGCAATACCAAGTCCATTATCAAAAAAGAATTTATGATAAGCATCAAATGCATCATCATTTTCTATTTTTGCAAAATTATGAGGAGCAAATTTCCAAATGGCATCTTTATCAATTATCCTATTGATATAATATTTACCAGTAGAAGTATCAACAATACATGCTACTTCATCATTATCGTCTTCTAGAACGGATACTACAAGTTGAGTATCGCCAGTTCCTTCAACTATCCATCCTTGACTTAAAGGGGCCATATGAACTATTTTCATCGTTTATCTCCATATCCAAGCAAGAAGAACATAGTCATAACTATAATTATAGATACAGATACGCAACCAATAAATACTAATGGGCCAAGAAAAACTACTGCCCAAGAAATATTTATTATTCCGATCATTTTAAATATGCTTAAAGCAAGTATCATTCCTGATATATATCCAAATAAAAATGGCCGTATATCATCTCTTACTCTATATATTTTCATTTTATATCCTATATATAGGGATCATATCTTTAATAGAACACACGTTATTATATTTACAAGTTCTACAAAAGATAAGATTACTGGTAAATGTTGGATCTGCTCTACAGAAATTAATAGCAGACTGAACATTAACTTTATTGATAGGAATTCTTTGTAATGAGATAGTATTACCCTCAGAAAAAGGAATTACTACTTCATATACATTTAGTAAATTTAATCCAAGATCATTAAAATGATTTATTATATGCAATACTCTCGGATTAGATATAGTTCGGGCATTATTTCTTGCACCAAATACTTGGGGAGTTAGTATAAAAACTTCTATCCCATCTTCACTAACAGTAATTAAGTCTACATATTGTTGATAACATAATCTAGGATTTCTACCATATGATAAATATATTTTCTCTTTAGAGATAAAACCAGCAGAATTTTTTATTTTATCTTTTAATATTTTAATACAAGAAACAAAGCTAATATAAAGAGTCGATAAATATTTTATTTGAGAATCGTTTATATTAAATATCTTTAATTCTTCTGTATTATCTATATGCGATGCAAGTTCAGATATATCTACATTTGGATCTTTTAAAAAAATATTAAAAGCTTCAAATATTTTAATACCGCAAAATTCTTTAAATCTTAAATTATTGTTATTAATGCCTTCAAAATCTACTATAAATTCTGGATAATGTAAGGCAACATCATCATAATTAGACATTGCCTTACAAAACATTGATACTGACAAATGATTAAATGAATTAAAATTAGGAACAGTTTTTGGTAAATCAAAACCTTTAAATTCTACTTTGCCAGCAACTAAATCCTCTTCTAATTCATTATTAAACATTACATTCCTTCTTCATAAGCAGTATTTTCAGCTACAATGGTTTTATACTCAGTCTCCGTTATTTCAACAAAGAATGCCTTTTCTGGCCATGATTTAGTGTATATATTACCTTTAAATGCAGCTATTTTATTTTTACCTACGGCCCATTCTACAATAGGGCGTTTATATCGTTTAGGATCGTCAGGGTCAATATGATAAGCAGTGGCCTTTTCTCTTAAACCATGAAGCTCATTCCAGCCGTGCATAATTAAATTACTATCATATACAAGACTATTTGACTCAGCAATATTATTATTATCCGGTTTTTGATCAAGAGGCATCTTTGTATATTCTACAGTACTAACAATAGTAGAATTATATTTAACTGCCAATGCTTTTACTTCATGAGATAAAGTTTTATACTTTTCTCTACCTTCAGAACCATTATTAAGTTGAACCAAATGGAAATTATCTAAAAAGAAGTATAATCTTCTGTTAGGGTATTTATCACGATATGTTCTAAGAAGCGTTTCAATAAAATCTAAACTTCTACCGTCTATTGAGTCATAAAGTACAAATCTATCTTCTCTAGCATAAGATAAATATTTCTTATAAAATATTTCTCTTTCATCTTTAATAGATGCATAAAGAACGGGGTTGTCTTTGTGTAAATCTGGTTTAGCAAATTTATTAATATCCAATAGCTTAAACAGATACATATCATTATTTTCCCATGCCCTTAGGCATGAATCAAAACAACAAATACGCGGAAGGAGTTCTTTAGCGCTATCATCAATAGATAAGAATACAACCATAGAATCTGGATTATTTTCTACTATTCTCCATGCTAAATTAACCTCCCATGAAGTTTTACCAACATTTGATCCGCCGCCAATGAATATTACTTTATCGGATGTATCACCATCAGTAGCAGCATTAAGAGAATGAAATTGTGGTTTACCCCAATTAATAAGGCTAAAGCTATCAGTATCTTCTTGATATTCTTTAATAGCTAGAATATTATTAATGCGAGAAGAAGTTTCCATTATCCCAGCATTAAAATTCTGATTAATTTCATAAATTTCAGTAAGAGCTTCATTAAGCGCTAATTCAGGATCAACAGAAGATTCATCAAGATTGCGTACAAGATTTTCTAAAACACGTTTTTTAGCATTTTCAACTTTACGAGTTTTATCAGATTCAGTTTTTTCGATTTCATCTCTAATAACTTTATCACTATATCCAGTATACATTGCAAGCTCATTAATCATTCGTTCTCTACGAATGTATGATGGCTCAGCACATATAATAGGAATTACTGCTAGTGATATAACCTCAGGATCGGTATCAGAATCAAATCTTTGTAATCTCCAAGAAAAAGAATCTATAACTGGCAAAGCTTTAAAAGCTTCTTTGCCATGTTTCCTTATATATTCATCTGGATCGGTCTTTATTTTATTGCCATCTTCGTCATATTCATCTGGCAAAAATATAAATTTTATTTTAATATCATGTATCTTAGATGCAACATCATCAAGAATTGCTTTAGCTTTTTCAGTTCCAGCATCATCATTGTCAAGACATATAATAATTTCATAAATAGCATTGCGGCGTAATGTATTTAAATGATGTTCAGAAAAATTCAAACCGCAAATACCAACAGCATTAGTAATGCCATTATTATGTAGTGATAATGCATCAGAATTTCCTTCTACAACTATAACGCTTTCATTACGTTTAGCTTTATCTAGAAGATATAATCTTTCCTTTTTGCGGTATATATTTTTCTTAATATTAGATATTGTAGATCCAATAAATTTTGGGCCATTTATAAAGTTGCCTGTACTTTCATCAACTTTTCCATCATAAGCAAGATTCCTTGCTTGGAACGCAACAGGACGACCATTGTCATCACATATAGTATAAATAATATTATTAGAATTAAATATACGCTTATTGCTTAAGTCAATCTCATCTATAAATGACGCCATATAACCACAAGATTTAAGATGCTCTCGCAATTTATTAACGTCATTACATATGCCAACTTTATATGCTTTCATAAATTCTCTTGAAAAGCCTCTTTTTTTCATTTCAGCTTTTTGAAGATCATTAAAATCTTCTTGAGAAATTATATAATTTGCAGCAGCTTCATATGCTTGATACATATTTAATTCATATATATCATCTTCACTAAGCTTTTTATATACAAGCTCAACACCATATTTATCTGCAAGATATGTAGCAGTATTGTCTATTAAGCCTGCACCCATAATAGGTCTGCCTTCTAAGACATTTGCTACATTAAATATATCCATGACAGTATTACAGCCATGACAACGAAGAAGAGGATATCCCTCTTCAGTAGTAAACATAGACATAGATGGCGTATGATCATCATGGTCTGGAGATAGGCATCTTATTTTATGCCCATCTTTAACATCATGACCATGTTCCTCTAAATACTGAGGAAGAAACATACGCAACTTATCCATCTGAGTCTTAAAATCAGTAAGTTGCTTAATAGACATTATTATATTACTCCGCTGAGTCTACTTTATCATCATTTGCAGCAGATGCAGTCTGTACAGCCTCTGCAGCTTTTTCAGCATCAGCAAGAGCTTCTTTTTGCATCAACTCAATTTGTTCTGTAACTTTAGCAGAAGTTTTAGCAATGGAAGCAGTTAGTTCTTCTTCAGTAATAAATTTTTTCTGAATCAAAACATCCATAAGAGAAGATGCTAAAATACTTAGATTAGCAATACCTTCCTCATGACTAATTACGCCGTTAGAAAGATTGCTAACAGCAGCAGTTAATTGCTCTAATGTATAGACTTGTGTGTTATTATTTTTTTGTGTCATTTTATTACTTTCATTAAGCTAATGATTCTTGTTGTTTTAAACATAAAGTTTTATAATTGCAATACGAACATTGCCAATCACCAATAGGATATTTCTTTTTATTAGATTCCCATTTTTCGTAATTGGTTTTTGCAATCTCTCCAGCATTGTATAACCTGATAACTTTTTCATCAGAATATACATGTTCGTAATCTGGACGAGGAGGAACTTCTTGACTTTCTCTTAAAGAGTTAATCAATTCTGTATATCTAGCAAGAAGATTTTCCATCGTTATTCCAGGCATATCATATGAAAATGATGCACCTTTAGAATTCTTACAATCAATATGAATAAGGGTTTTACCCTCTTCAACTGGATTAAGTGTAATCCAAAATTCTTGATTATTTTCTGGACCAGCACAACTTCTATCAAAATAAGTTAAAAGAACTCTTTTAACTCCACCATTCTCTGGTTTAGAAAAATACATCAAGTATAATGCAGCTTGCATCACATTTTGTACTTTAGGTGTAGGAGTGCGCCCAGATAATCCAATTAATTCAGACTTAGCTTTATAGTTATTACTACTATAAGTCTTAGATTCTATAATTATAACTTCATCGGTTTCTGGATCTCTAACAACAATATCAACTTCACCAGATAAATAATATTCCGGTAGTGACCATTTTACACTGTTAGCTTCCCAGATTCCCATCTGTTTACATTGCTCAGTAAGCCAATCTTCCCATAAATTACCAGCAGCAAATATATATTGACTATATTCACCAGATGGATCGCTTTCTTTATAACCTGCACAACGATACCATTGTTGTCTCATACATGCACCATAAATAATAGATGGATTATCCATATCTCGACAACTAGCAGCACTAGGATACATTGTTGGTAATCTTTTTGCTTTAAGGGCTGGCTTACGTACTAAATGATTATTTAATTTATTAAAAAAATGCATTTAAATATTTACCATTATTGAGAAACTTTTCCACACTTACAACACTCTTTATATGAGCCTCTATTGTAAGTTTTTATTTCTTTGTATTTCCAATTA